CACACATACACGCACACACCTATGTGCAGGGGTGTGGGCATGGGCCGATGCGTGGGCCTGTAAGCGGTATTCTATTTCAAACTTTATCCAAGCTGACAAGCTGGGGATATACAGAGAAAGCCCAGCTATAGGCATGATCTTTTGCTTTGCATTAGTTAGCATTTTATGGTATTATTATCACTAAAGTAGGGCAAAGCGAAAGCTCCCTCCTGTGATTCCTACGGCACAAGAAGGAGCTTTCTGGCATGAGTCTGTGTCGAGTCGAAAATAGGTGTCGAGGCTATTTAGGACCCTTTATGTCTACTGCCATTATATCAGTAAATGGCAGGAAATGCAAGGCCTTGAGCTGCATGAAGTCACCTAACAAGAGCGAAAGCGAGGCCGAAAAGATGTTAAGTTTCACACCAATTAGGCAGGAGATGCTAGGCTATGCGGAGAAACTCTATCATGGCAAGGACTACGAAAGGATCATAAGTCTGGCTGCAGTCACTAACCATTATATAGCTTGTAGCTGGCGCATTCTCGTTAATTATGGGATCAGTGTGCTAGCTTTTGGTTTTTTAATAGCAAAAAGCCTCGCGTGTTTTAGTAGCTGTTACCAGCAGCCACTAATGCAAGGCTTTGCTAAAACACACCGAGAAGACTCTGCTCACTACCTTTGACCGAGGACTGACAGAGAAATTCTTCTCATCCACTACTTCACAACTGCTTAAGGGATACTTCTCAAGGGATGCTGATCCTTAAGTGATACTGATCTCAAGGGATGCTGACTCCTGAGTGCTTGCTTAAGCTTTTTTACTAATTGACATTGGAATGTCTATGTGAGTAGCTCTATCGAGTATTATTCGCTGTTAGCTTGTCCATTCCTGCAATAATTACTCGAAAATGTAACGATATTTGCTGGCTACTTTTTGAGGCCAGCTTGAGAGGGAAGTCACGAATGGCCCTGTTAGGCGATTCGGCTCACTTCTGCAGCCTAGAAAAACATAGATATTCCTACAAAGTTCTAAAATTCTGAATATGAGGAGATGGTGGCATGAAAAAGTGTCGATGGAGGAAATTGGTAAACCAGAGGAGGCATAACAAATGACTGATCGCAGGAGAGAAGACATTCTTATTGACGGTACTTATAAAGGGTTTTTCATGGAAATCAATGAGATTTTTGATTATGATCTCACCTCTTATGAGCTACTGGTACGCTTATATCTAGCTCGCTGCTCGAGTAACAAGGACGGCATAGCCTTTCCAAGCCATAAGACTATAGCTGAGGCAATCAGCTGCAGTCAGGACTCTGTAAAGAGAGCAATCTCAGGGTTAATTGAAAAGGGATGGCTGCTCAAGAAGAATAGGCGCAAGAAAAACAGTCTGGAGAATGACACCAACCTGTATAAACTGGTCATTCCTACTGAGGTACTTAATGCTCGCATAGACAAAATGAGAGAGGCAGCTGCATCAAGTGCAAATGATGATCCTTTCGCTGATTATATATCTGAGCAGGATGAGCCTGGGGATAACTCTGAGGGGGTAGGTGCTCACAGCACCCAGGTAGGTGCTCACAGCACCCAGGTGGGGGCTGAGGCAGCTAGGAAGAAGACGTACTTAAAAAGACCCAATAAAAAGACTAGAGATTACAACAATAGCGCGCCTGAGCCTGGGCCTGGGGATAACGCTGAATCCGCTAGTGGAAAATCCACCAACGGACAAAGCACTAACCAAGAGCCTGAAGGTCAAGACCTTTTTGAGGACTCTAACGAGTCCCCGATGTATATGAATGGCTCTATTAATCAGGGTAGTAAGGACAATGCAAAGCATTCCTATAGCAGCGAATTTGAGGCCTTTTGGAAAGAGTATCCCTCCAAGAGGGACAAGTACGCGGCATTCAAAAAGTACAAAGCTCAGCTGAAGAACAATAGAAAGCTCCATGACTATGATCTGTTACTAGCTGCTAGAAAGTACGCCAGGGAATGCTCAGAGAGCAACGTCTTCCCGAAGTACGCAAAGACATGGCTTGAGCAGAAATCCTATCTGGAATATATGTCTGGTACACAAGAGGCCGAGGATCGGAACAAGGCAGCATCTCATACACAGTTTGGAGAGGATAGGCGAGCCTCCTTGCTCAGCCAATTCGCTGCAGATGAGGAGGTAGACTCTAATGGCTAAAAAGCAGGTAATTATAACAGAGCTTGAAAAACTAGGGGATGCAGTAGGGTATAAGCTGCAGGAGAATCGATTCCCTCAGTACATTGAGGATCTTCAGCCAGTTAATGAAAAGCATTTTATAGCAGCCTGTAACAGCTTGAGGCGTAGCTGGGAGAGAGCAAGCTTTCCACCAGTCGGAGCTTTTATTAACAAAGTAAGTGAGATCCGAGGAGACGGACGGCCTAATTCTATAGCTGATCGCCAGGAGGGACCTGCTCAGCCTAAGCCAACAGATCCCAAAATGGCCGAGGCTTTACGCAGACATGAGGAGTATCTCAAGATGACTGGAGACGAGTATATGAAGGTTATGATGGCAGCCAGTAAGCATTGGCAGGGCCATTGATACCTATAAACCCACAAAGCAAGCTCAGGGCTGCTGCTGTAGCTCTGGGCTGCATAGTAGGAGAGAAAACTATATGCCGAGATTCAAAGAGAAACCAAGCCCAATCCCTTATTGCAAATTCTTTACCTATGGGGAGCTTATAATTTTAGTCGGCCGCGAGCCTGTATCAGAGAAAGAGAAACGCTGGCATTTATCCATTTCGCATCCAACTCGATATCCTAGCTGGGAAGAAATCAAGCTGGCCAGATACGAGCTTTGCCCTCAGGATATCACGATGGCCATGCTCTTGACTCCACCAGAAAATTACGTTGACATTCACAAAAACTGCTTTCACCTTTGGCAGCTGCACCCAGAGGATGAAAAACTAGTAGCGCATGGAGGTTTTTAAGGATATGGAGATATCAGTCGAGGATTTATATACGAGAATCCCAGCCTTTAACTGCTTGCCTGGATGCTCGGCATGTTGTGGTCCTATTGCTATGACTGGCAAAGAGTGGGCCAAATTTCCAAAAAAGAGATATGCCAAATCCTTGGCTGATACCTGTCCTTATTCCAAGAAGGGACGATGTGAATTCTACGAGTGCAGACCGCTCATTTGCAGAATTTTTGGCGCAACGGTAGATTTAGCCTGTCCTCATGGATGTCGGCCTGATCGGTACTTAACAAAACGAGAGTCAAGAGAAATCATGACTGCTTACATGCAGCTTTTGGCTGTAGAGGGAGAGCAGTCTACTCTGAGGGAGTGATTGGATGGGTAAAACTGTAATCCTGACAATACCGCGCAAGCCTCCTCCAACTATAAACAGAATCCAGTCTATGCATTGGGCCAAGAGGCGAAAGCTCAAGCAACTATGGCAGGAGGAAGTCGCAGTCGCAGCCATGCAAGCAGGACGGCCAACATTTACGAGGGCCAGAGTCCAGATTATACTCTATTACTCTGCTGCTAGGCGCAGGGACTCTGACAATATGCTGGCTGTAGCTGGTAAATTTCTGCTTGATGGGCTGAGATATGCTGATGTAATTCTTGACGATGATCAAGCTACAATCGAGCTGCCTGAGCCTATAGTCGAGATAGACAGGAAACATCCGAGGGTAGAGCTTGAAATTACCGAATTGGAGGAGGGCAACGATGACGGAATTTGAAAATACGGCTCAAGCAGAGGACAGGCTCAAAGAGGCATTGAAAGACCTTGAGCCACTTATGGACGTTTTATCCGAGCTGAAAGATGCTGCAAGCGGAAAGTCAGGAAGAAGGATGGCGCGTGATGCTGCTCTGTCTAAGCTTATGCTGCGCAGGATAGAAAGTCTATCCAATGCAATTCTCATGAAGGACGTTTTAGGAGATGAGGCTCCTCGCGTTCATACGCTGGCAGCCAATATCTCCAAGATGGCAAGAGATACCATTATTGCTTTGGAAGGGGATGAGTCTCATGGGGGAACAAGCCAGATGCCAGTATTGCAATCGGCCTCTGAAAAAGGATGAATCGGTGGTGGATAACGCTGGGCCAGTCTGTAAGAAAAAAGCGGATGCTGATCACAACTTGGAAACCTGTTCAGAAGAACAAGGGACAGCCACAAGGCAGCCAAAAGAAGATTCTAGGACAGTAAGACTTGCAGGGGTAGCCAGACCCACACGCAAGCCCTGAGGCGTTGCTTGACTGAATTTCAAGAAAAGAGGTGCTTTGCTATGATCGTCAAGGAAGGATGGATTGGGGCCAACTCAGAGGAGGAGGCCAAGGAGAAAATCAACGAAAGATATCCAGGCTGTAGTATTAGCAAGGTCTATCAAAAATTATCGGGCATGTGGGCCTACGAAGTAACGGAGAAGGAGCAAGAGGATTCTGCTGCAGTTCCTTTCCAAGACGATGATCCTCCAGAGGACGAGCCAGAGGAGCTTGAATCGGAGGCATAAAAAGGGGAGGGATTACCAATGGCAAGATTCGGAGGAAGTCCGCATCACAGAGCGACACGATTGGACCGCTTTCAGGCCGTCTCAGTGTTCTCTGATTTGTGGGTAAGCGAGAGAAAAGACGATTTTGCTGTTCAGTTTCAGTATAACATTCCAAGTGATGAAGTAGTCGTAACAACAGATGCGACAGGTACGGTAACACAAGACGATTCTATGGCCATAGTTCAGACAGGAACAGGGCAATTTGCGACAGCTGGAGTAAGGAGCAGAAAGCCTTTGCGCTATCTGCCTGGGCATGAGTGTTATGGACTCTTTACAGCCATATTCACAGTAACAGGTGAGCCTGGAAGTCAAGTGGGAATTGATGGTACAGAGCAACTATGTGGAATGTTTGACTCAATGGAAGGGTATTACATCGGCTTTCAGGGAGAGGAGTTTTTTGTAGCTCGGAGAAAGGACGGCCAAGAATTCAGGACTCTACAATCCGAGTTCAACCAGGATAACCTAACTGGAGAGGGTGGAAGTCTTTCCTGCCCAGATTTTACTAAGCTGAATGTATTTCGCATTCGATTTGGCTGGCTAGGTGCTGCAATAATCAGCTTTGAGATTATGAGGCCTCAAGGGGATTGGCTGGAGTTCCACAGGCTGCTGACTCCTGGAGCATTAGAGGGTACAACCATCGGGAATCCAGTCTTGCCTATGCGCTTTTTCGCTGATAATGGGGATACTGAGCAAAATATAACCATGAAGACTGGCAGCTGGAATGGCGGTCGAATCGGAGGAGACGCGAACAGAGCCAACCGCTATCAAAGCTTTGGTAATCAAAAGTTGGTTGATCCTAATGTGCTAACAAGCATATTCCAGCTAAGGAGCGCAGAGGAATTTCACGGTAGGCCAAATCGGGTACTGGTCAAGCTACTGTTTATTAGTGCAGCAACCAATGCCAATAACTTGGCCACGATACGCATCTTGAAAGATTCAACAGTAACAGGGGAGAATTTCTCAACGCTTGACCCTGAAAACTCTGTTATTTCGGTAGATACAGCAGGGGGAGAAGTTACAGAAATTGGCGATGAGATTTTTTTATTTGGTGTAGCCAGAGCATCCAGCGAGGCCGTTGATATATCGGAAATGCAGATTCTCATAGAACGTGGCGATCAGTTTACGTTCGCCATTATGCAACCTTCAGAGAATCAGAGTCTTATTGCAGTCCGCTGGCATGAGGAGTTTTAAGCAAGTCTATCGGCAAAGAGTGAAACACTCACAGCCTTGGCTTTTCTAACAGACTAGGAGGAAAATCCAAGGAGTGATATTCGATGGCTTTGAGCAAACGAATTGTGAAGTGTATTGAGGGTAGACTCTATGAATGGGGCTATAGCTTGCAGGATTCACCTCAGCCTGTACTGTCTCGGCCACTAGACAGTATACGAGGGGATAAATACGGAAAGAAATTGTCTCCTCAAGAGGCGTATGTCATGAGGCAGTACTGTATCAGCTTAGACGGCCACACAATCGAAAAAGCGATGCAGTCCATGACCAAAGACCAGAAGGATCTGCTTACACATAGATATGTCGCAGGGCAGGAGTGGAACCAGATTTCAGAAAATATAGGCAAAGAATATCGCACCTGTTTCAGGCTGCGCGACGATGTGCTGCTGATTTTAGCATACGAATTCGGGTACTTGGCTCAGAGGGAGCATCACAAACAAGCACAGAGAGCCTAAAAATGTCATTTTGTGCAACCAAATCATGTGATATGCTTTTACTGAGGAAGTATGCTAAAATCCTCCTAGTCTACAATTCAAGGGCTGACAGAGAGCAAGGAGAGAGAGACGGAAGGCCGAGCCGTCTCTTTTTCGCGTACAAAAAAAGAGGAGGCAAGACTCTATGAGTGCAGCTAATTCTGATCTCGATAAGCGATTTACCTACCATCCACCAAAGGATGGCCAGCCGAAAAAGTATGGCCATATTCGGGCCGAGGCAAAATCTATGGCTGAGGTATTGGCTGAGCTTTGTCCAGACAGCAGAGAGAAAGCTCTGGCCTTGACCAAGCTCGAGGAATGCGTTATGTGGGCCAATGCAGCCATTGCTAGAAATGAGTAAAAAGAAGGGAGAGCAAAGCATGGACACGCGCACAGCTCTAATTCACCAGCTATTGTCAATCAGGTCTACTGTAGATGCTGCTCTGCTTATGCTGCAAGATGAGGCAAAGCAGGAGGCAACAGCTGAGCCAGAATGCGATCATCCAAGAGACTGCAGAACAAACTTAACCACAATGGGAGGCCCAGAACGCTGGCAATGTGGGCTTTGTGGATTTACTTACGAGGAAGAAGGGAGCGAGGCTGATGGCCAAGCTTAATCTAGAGTACTGCGATCCTAGTTCTCTAAGGCCATTCGAGGGAAATCCTCGCTCTATCAGTGAAGAAGGGCTTGAGAAACTTCAGGCAAGTGTCGAGCATTTTGGATTTACGAATCCAATATTGGCGCAGAAAGAAAGCAGGACTATTATCGCTGGACACCAGAGATTAAAAGCAGCATTGGCTGCTGGCCTTTCTGAGGTCCCTGTAATTTGGCTTGATTTTGATGATGAAATGGCCAAGGCCTACAACCTAGCAGACAACAGGCTTAATCAAGAGTCGGACTGGGAATTTCAAGCTCTGGCTGATTTACTCCTGGAGCTAGACTCTGGCTCTTTTGATGTGACGGTGACAGGCTTTGATGAAAAAGAGCTTGAGGAGCTTATGACCTGGACACCAGCAGTCGATATGGGTGATATTGTCGAGGACGAGGCTCCAGAGCCTCCACAAGAGGCGAAAACAAAAGCAGGGGAGCTTTGGCTCCTGGGAGAGCATCGGCTGCTTTGTGGAGACTCGGAGAGCTTGGAGGATATACAGACATTGATGGCTGGCCAGTCAGCTGATTTAGTCGTGACTGATCCACCATACAATGTAGACTATACAGGCAAGACAAAGGACTCCCTGAAGATCCAGGGAGACAGTCAAACAGATCAACACTTCGATGAATTCTTGGAGACAGTCTTTTCTAACTTGTACCAAGTAACCAAGGATGGAGCCTCCATTTATGTCTTTTATGGTCCGACAGAGGGCGCAAGCTTTATCCTGGGATTCAAGGGTGCAGGATACAAATTGGCTCAATGCTGCGTGTGGGTGAAACAGTCGATGGTTATGGGAAGACAGGACTATCAATGGAAACATGAGGGAGTTCTCTATGGCTGGAAACCTACTGCAGCGCACAACTGGTATGCAGATGCCAAGCAGACAACAGTATGGGAATTTGACAGGCCAACAGCCAACAAGGAACATCCCACGATGAAACCAGTCGCGCTTTGTGTCTATCCTATATCCAACAGCAGCAAGAAAAATCAAATTGTGCTTGACGGATTCGGAGGCTCAGGCTCTACTCTAATCGCTTGTGAGCAGACAGAGCGTAGCTGCTACATGATGGAGCTGGACCCTAAATATTGCGATGTGATCCTGACTCGCTGGGCCAACTTCTCAGGGCAGCAGCCAGTCCTCGAATCAACAGGCCAGACCTGGGCTGAGAGACAGGAGGCTGGCCATGAGTGACTTATTACAGCTTGAATATGTGAAACTGGATGAGCTTAAGCCCTTTACTGGCAATCCCAGGCGTATCAAAGAGGAGGGCTTGCAAAAGATTACAAAGTCAGTCGAGAGATTCGGCTTTGTAAATCCAATCCTTGCTAGGATGGAAGACAAGACCATTATTGCAGGTCATCAAAGACTCAAAGCAGCAAAGACGGCAGGGCTTGAAAAGGTCCCTGTCATTTTTTTGGATTTAAACGAGACGGAGGCAAAGGCCTTTAACCTAGCTGATAACAGGCTGCAGGATGAGGCATCTTGGGATGATGAGCTGCTGGAGGATATACTGGCTGAGCTAAGCAAATCGGATTTTGAAATTGGTTTGACTGGCTTTGACTCAGAGGAAATCTCCAGGCTGATCGAGTCAACTCCTGAGGCTCCAGAGACGGACGATGACCTCCTGGAGGATACAGAGACAGAGGGAGAGGCTATTGCTAAGACTGGAGAGCTTTGGCAGCTGGGCCGTCATTACATTTTTTGCGGAGACTCTACCAACAAAGAGAATCTGCAGCTTTTACTGGCTGAGGTAAATGCCTCAAGTCCGCATCTCATATTTACGTCTCCACCATACCCAGGCGCAGACATGTGGGAGACTGTAGGAGAGCAGCTGATCCAAGTCGGGGATGCTGTCCTTTATAACTCAGCTGAGCTTTTGAGTGAGGGAGGGGTGCTAGTCTGGAATACTTCGGATATGGCCAACTCCAATGATGGTTATGTCTGTAATATAGCCAGAGACACCATGAAAGCTCTTGAGTACGGCCTACGCAAGCGAGGCGATGTTATCTGGAATAAAGGAGTTTCATACTTGCCTATGCCTGGATTCAACAGGAGACCAGCGATTCCTCACAACACACATGAGGCAATCCTGGTCTTTTTCAAAGGAGACTGGAAACCAAGGGACAAAAAGGGCGCATTGCATAGTGATGCTGCTGAGTGGAACAGAGAGACCATCTGGACCTTCGGGACGGAGAAAGCAAGTAAGATTGGCCATAAGGCTCCATTCCCGATTGAAATGGCCTATAGAGTCCTGAGTCTTTGGAGCTTGCCAGAGGATATCGTCTTAGATCCATTTCTAGGCTCAGGAACATCTCTAATTGCAGCGGAACAAATGAGCAGGACTTGCTTAGGCTGCGAGATAGAGCCAAAATATATCGATTTAACCATCAAACGGTGGGAGGAATTTTCTAAGAAAAAGGCGGTGAAGATTCATGGCTAATGCGAAAGGAGGAAGACCTTCAAAGCTTATTCCAGCTGTCAGAAAAAAGCTGATCGATATGATTAAAGCTGGGAATTACTACGAGACAGCTTGCACTTACGCGGGGATTGATTACTCTACCTTTCGCAAGTGGATGAAGAAAGGGGAACACGCTAAATCAGGAAACTATTTCGAGTTTTTCCATGAGGTAACGCGTGCGGAGGCTGAGGCTGAGGCTCGGATGATTGCTCAATGGCAAGCTCAGATTCCTCAGGACTGGAGAGCTGCGAGGGATTTCCTGGCTAGACGGCATCCTGAGCGATGGGCGCAGCAAGAAAAAATTGACCTTGAGCATTCGGGGAAGGTGATCCAAGAGCATGAGGGACAACTCAGCATTACAGATAGACTCATTGGAGACTCGGAATTTCTGGCAACAATACAGCGAGCTGCAGACCAACGAGCAGAAGAAGATTCTCAGGGCAGCGATGCCAGAAAGCTGGATAAAGGAAAAGACAGCTGAGGAGCCTTGGAGTAAGCAAGCAGAAATTCTCAGGGCCTTGGCAACAAATCGCAGGGTAGCTGTAGCAAGTGCTAACGGATGCGGAAAGTCCTGGATTGCAGCTCGGGCTGCTGTCTGGTTTTTGGACACTTACAGACCGTCGATTGTCGTGACTACTGCGCCAACGGATAGACAGGTACGCAGGATTCTCTGGAGAGAGATTCATCGGGTAGCAGCTGCAGCTGAGGGCCTGGGCCAACCTTTTGGAGGAAAGCTCTTGACTAAGGCCTGGGAGATGAGTCCTGACCATTTCGCTTTTGGCTTTGCTACTAGAGACTATGATGCAGACTCTTTCCAAGGGCTGCATGCTGAGCATATCCTGGTTATAGTCGATGAGGCAGCAGGTATTTCCGAGCCTATATGGGAGGGGATCATGTCTGTCTTACGAGGAGGCCATGCCAAGCTTTTGGCCATAGGGAATCCTACCAATCTTGACGGTACTTTTTATCGGGCTTTCTCGGCAAAAGGATGGTGGACTACACACATATCAGCCTTTGAGACTCCAAATCTTCAGGGCAATGGGATCGTAGTTCCTGGGCTAGTAACGGCTCAGGACATAGACGATGCCAGAGAGGACTGGGGAGAGGGATCATTTCTTTGGCAAGCTCGTATATTGGGCCAGTTCCCTGATAAGGTAGAGGACACTCTAATCAGCTTGTCATGGCTTGAGGCTGCAGCCAATCAGGACACAATACGAGAAGGGCCTATTGAGGTAGCTGCAGACATAGCTCGCTATGGAGGAGATTCTACTGTCTTTGTAGCCAGACAAGGAGGCTGCGCTTTTCATGGGGTGGAATACTCGCAGCAGTCCACAATGGAGACAGCTGGCAGATTGGCCAAGTACTGCAAAGAGCTTAAGGCTGATGTATTGAAAATTGACGCGGTAGGCCTTGGGGCTGGAGTCGTTGACCGCTGTAAGGAAACAATGAAAGACTTAAGCATTATCGAAATGAACGCTGGAGGCAAGCCTATCGATGATCGCAACTACGCAGATGCAGGAACAGAATGGTGGCATCAACTGTCTAAATCTCTACAGCAGGGAGCCATAGGGGGGCCTGTGTTCCAAGAAAGGCGAGCCATGAGGGAATTGTCCTCGCGGCGTTATAAATACCTGTCAGACGGACGTATGAAACTCCAGAGCAAGGAAGAAATGCGAGGCAAGGGATTAAAGTCGCCTGACTGGGGAGACGCGATTGCAATGGCCTTTGCAGCTCCAAAGAGTAGGCCGAATTACAAAGTGCAGCCAGTTATAGATTTGACTCAGGCAAGCAGATGGAGGTGAGAGAATGGCTAGGATAGATTTGCAAGAAATAGGGCGTACTGGCCTGGAGCGCATTGGCGGTGAAGTCTACGAGGAATTTCTTGTCGAGCTGCAGGGCTTACGAGGCGTACGCGTCTACGAGGAAATGAGCCATAATGATCCTGTAATAGTCGCGATCCTCCATGCTATTGAGATGCTAATGCGAAAAATTGAGTGGCGAGTCGAGCCTGGAGGCATGACTCAGGCTGACCAAGAGGCTGCTGAGTTTTTGGAGTCTTGCATGCAGGATATGGATTACACTTGGGAGGATACTCTGGCTGAGATATTGTCGATGCTGACCTTTGGCTGGTCTTTCCATGAGATAGTCTATAAACGGAGAAGGGGAGACAGCAAAAATCCAGAGGAAAACAGTCGATTTGACGATGGGAGAATAGGCTGGCGAAAGCTGCCAGTCAGAGCGCAGAGTACTCTTTTCCGCTGGGAGTTTGGAGACAATGGACAGATTGAGGCTATGGTGCAGCAAGCAGCTCCCGATTACCATCTTAGGACAATTCCAGCTGAAAAAGCTCTACTCTTTAGGACTACAAGCTATCGCAATAATCCAGAGGGCCGCTCAGTACTTAGGGGAGCCTATAGGCCCTGGTTTTTCAAGAAACATATCGAGACCATCGAGGGCATCGGGATAGAGAGAGACCTCGCAGGGCTGCCAGTCGCTTGGGTTCCTCCTGAGCTTTTGGCAAGCAATGCTCCTCCAGAGGATAGAGCTATACTGGAGGCTATAAAGCGTATAGTTACCAATGTGAGGAGAGACGAGCAAGAGGGCATCATCTTCCCTTTGGTCTATGACGAAAACGGCAATAAGCTCTACGATTTCTCGCTTATGAGTACTGGAGGGACTCGCCAATTTAACACGGATGAGATTATAGGACGTTACGATCAGCGGATTGCCATGACGGTACTCGCTGATTTTATTTTGCTCGGCCATGAGAAAGTCGGCAGCTTTAGTCTGGCCAGCAGCAAGACCCATCTTTTCTCTGTAGCCTTAGGCGCATGGGTAAATTCCATTGTGGCTGTTTTTAACAGGGTAGCCATACCTAAGCTATTGAAACTTAACGATTTCAGACTGGACAAACTGCCTCAGCTGTCTACAAGCGATATAGAAGTGCCAGATTTGGCAGAGCTAGGAGATTACATTACAAAGCTCGCAGGAGCAGGGATGCCATTATTCCCTGATGACGATTTGGAGGCGTACTTGCGCCAGATGGCAAGTCTTCCAAAGCAAGATCCGCATGATGCCTAAAAAAGGAGGCTGCAGCAATGGACTGGTTTATTGCGATTGTCTTTACTGTTCTGCTGGTCGCTGTAGTTCTCAAAGAAAGAAAGTAGGTGGAAAGCTTGCCAATACCAAAAGACCCAGAATGGAGGGCGATCCACGGTGTAGCCAATCAAAAACAGCAAGAGATGAGGAGAGCTTTCCAAAGGGGAATTTCTCAATTTGCAGATGAAATTACAATAGCCGAGCTGCAGAGAGCTTTTGAGGCTGGAGATTTGGCTGCAGTCGATGCTGCTATACCCTGGGACGATTTGCCAGCTCAGCTTGAGGATATGGCAGATACAATTCTGGAGACAGTCGAGAACGGAGCCAGGGCCTCAAGGCGGTATTTGCCTGATGCCATACAAGCTCAGCTGCGCTTTGATTTGCTGAATCCTCGCTCAGTCGAGTATATACGGCAATATCGCTTTAATTTGATTCGCCAAGTCGCAGAGGAAACGCAGCAAGCAATCGGGGCTATTATAGAGAGAGCCTTTCAAGAAGGCCTGCATCCTTATAGGTCCGCGAGACTTATAAAGCCATTAGTCGGCTTGACGGAAAGGCATGGCAGAGCAGTTATGCGTTACCATGCTCAGCTGTTAGCTGATGGAATACCGCTGCCAAGAGCTGAGGAGATGGCTAAGAGATACGCCAATCGGCTGCACACTTACAGAGCAAGGAACATTGCCAGAACAGAGACCATGAGAGCAGCCAACGCTGGCCAGCAGCTATTATGGGAGCAGGGAGTCGAGGAGGGACTAATCAATCCAGCAAGGACCGAGAGGGAATGGATTGTGACTCCAGATGATAGGCTCTGCGAGTTCTGCGAGCCTATGGATATGCAGCGAGTCGGTATGGATGAAGATTTCCAATCCGAGCTTGGGCCAGTCCATGAGCCTCCGCTCCATCCTTCCTGCAGGTGCGCAATTTCGCTACATTTCATAGAAGACTAAATCAGACCTTTAAGGAGGTGATTCTATGCCTTATGATAGCCTTGCTGAGCTGCCTGACCAAGTACGAGATGCGCTGCCAGCTGAGGCCCAGAGAGTATGGATGAGTGCTTACAATTCTGCAGCTGAAGAACATGATGACGAAGGGACAAGAGCAGCAATTGCCTGGAGTGCAGTCAGGCAAGCAGGATGGGAGCAAGAAAATGATGAGTGGGTGAAAAAAGACATTAAGGAATACAAGCGACATAAGGTCTTTTCTGCTTGGCGATGCTCTATCTGTCACCATGTCTATTTAGGGTACGCAATGCCTGACAGGTGTCCGCATTGTGGGGCAAAAGGAGCCTATATGAAAGCTGTTTATGACTATACCCATATAGAGGCAGTACCTCTAAGCGAAAGCAGCAGGATACTAGCTCAGAAAGCTTTAGAGGCAGAGGCAACATGCGAGGCGTATTACCGATGCTGCGAGGAGAATGCTCTGAGTGTCTATGCAGAGTCGTATTTTCGGCGGTTAGCTCGGCATGAGCAATACCACAAAGAGGAGCTGGCTGCTTTGCTTGGAGTCAGCGAGCCAGCCTTGCCAGCGGTCACCTGTCCAGAAAAGGATTCTGAGAAATTCCTTGTGGGAGCAAAGCTTGAGGCCGAAGTGATAAAGTTCTATCGCTTTGCTTTGCAGACAGCAACCGAGCCAAGAGTAAAAGAGCTATATACTGCTTTCCTTGATGTGGAGTATGAGCATAAGGATCTAACTTTGGCCAAGGCAGAGAAAGACAAGTATGGGGCAGAGCATAAGCAGCTCACTCCTGGAGATGTTCACGTTCAATCACCACTTGAGATTGACCTGGGAGAGCTGGATACTCAGATTGTGAAAGCGCAGCAAAAGCGGCAGACAGCCGATGACATAGATGAGGAGCCTGTTCAAAAAAGCCTTACAGCAACTTTCATTAAGGCCGATAATGAGCAGCAGCTTGTGACTGGGATAGTCTTAGAGCCAGAAACAGTCGATGCTCAGGGAGATATAATCTCAGCT